AGATCAACGAGGGCAACATCCGCCCGATCGCGTCGGACCACGAGCTCTTCACGACCCAGGTGTATGTCAACATCGACGACGCCAGCTCCTCGATGCAGGAAGTCATCGACGCCATCATCCTGAATCGTCGGTTCTACAAGGGTACCGGCATGCCGACCATGTTCACGACCGAGTACTACATCGCTCGGTTCCTTCTGCTCAAGGACACGACCGGTCGTCGTATCTACAGCAGCCTTGCCGACCTCGCTCAGGAGCTTCGCGTTTCTGAGATCGTGGGCGTCGAGGTCATGGAGGAGGAGGCCGATCTGGTCGCCGTCATCGTGAACCCGATCGACTACGTCGTGGGCGCTACTCGTGGTGGCGAAGTCAACATGTTCGACGATTTCGACATCGACTACAACCAGCACAAGTACCTCATCGAGACCCGTTGCTGCGGCGCTCTGACGAAGCTGAAGTCGGCTATGGCCGTTCGCAAGACCGTTGGCACCAACGTTCTGGCAACGCCTGAGGGCCCGTCCTTCAACGCTCTGACTGGTGCGATCACGATCCCGACCGTCACTGGTGTGACCTACAAGCGTGGTGACACGGATGCTACCGTGACCAATGGCGGCTCGCCGTACATGGTGACTGATGGTACTTCGCTGCGTATCTACGCCGTCCCGGCTACCGGCTACTACTTCGCCTCGAGCGAAGAGGACGAGTGGACGTTCTCGTACGACGCCTGATATTTAGAGAGGTAAATACCAAATGACAAAGTTCTATGATGTGATTGGGTATGGTGACTCTGTTGAGACACCAGCCGGAGGTGGCATCTTTGTCGACGTCATCACTGAGATTCCATATTATGGAGATGTCATCAGGAATACTCGTAAGCTGCAAAGCGGAGAGAAACTGAACGATGATATTTCTGTAGGGAATTCAATCAGTGTTGTTGCAGATGAGTATGCCTTTGCACACTTCTTTGCCATGCGGTATGTTCGGTGGGAGGGGGTGCTTTGGACTGTGACTAACGTCGAGGTTCAGAGCCCCCGCCTCCTGCTGTCCCTTGGAAGTGTTTACAACGGCCCTGTGGCCTCCTGATAGGAGAAAATTATGGGCCAGCGTTCAGACCTCCAAACCCTTCTAGAATCACTAGCTGCGAATGTATATTTTCAGCCGCCTCCAACTGTAAAGATGAAGTATCCCTGCATTGTCTATAAACGAGATGCAGCCCGCTCCGCCTTTGCAGATAACAAGCCGTACAACCACACAAAGCGGTATCAAGTAACTGTCATCGACAGTAATCCAGATAGCGATATTCCGAAACAGGTTGCTGCACTACCCATGTGTGTGTTCGACCGGTTTTTTACGGCTAACCAGCTCAACCACGACGTGTACACACTTTTCTTCTAAGGAGAACTAGCAATGACTCAACTAGTCTGGGACCAGATTGGCGAACGTCTCTACGAGACTGGCGTCGAGAACGGCGTCCTCTACTTGCCCACCGCTGGCGTTTACGACATTGGTTACGCTTGGAATGGTCTCACGACCGTTACCGAGTCGCCCAGTGGCGCAGAGCCCAGCCCCTTGTATGCCGACAACATCAAGTACCTCAACCTGATCTCCGTGGAGGAGTTCGGCGGTACCATTGAGGCGTACACCTATCCTGATGAGTTCGCAGCTTGCGACGGCACGGCGACCCCCGCTCCGGGTGTTGCTGTCGGCCAGCAGACTCGTCGCCCGTTTGGTCTTTCCTACAAGACTCGACTGGGTAACGACGAAGATGGTACCGATTACGGCTACAAGCTTCACCTCATCTACAACGCAATTGCCGCTCCGTCGGAGAAGGCTTTCGCCACCATCAATGACTCGCCCGAGGCAATCACCTTCAGCTGGACCTTTACGACCACCGCAGTGGCCGTTACCGGCCTGAAGCCCACCGCCTTGATCACCATTGACTCGACGAAGGTCCCTGTGGGTAACCTCGCAGCCCTCACCGACGCACTGTACGGTACTGTCGGCGCTGACCCGCGTCTTCCGCTCCCCGATGAAGTCATTGGCATGTTTGCTGGTGCTCTCATCGAGGCGACCCCGACCATCCCGACCTTTGTGTCGGCAACGGGTGTCATCACCATCCCGTCGGTTACGGGTGTGGTCTACAAGCGGGCAGACACCAACGTCACCGTGACTGGCACGACCACGATTGCTGGCACCGCTGGCGATGGCCTGATCATCTACGCCATCCCGGCCACCGGCTACGTCTTCCCGGGTGCTGTCGATACCGATTGGTACTTCGAGCGCACGGCCTGATAGCCGATTAGACAGAAGGAGAGCAGAGAGTGCTTCATCTAAAGTTCAATGGCACTGAGATCTTCAACGACGAGACCCAAAAGTTCTCCGAATTCGGAGGTTTTGTCTTGGACTTGGAGCATTCTCTGCTCTCCCTGTCAAAATGGGAGTCAGAATTTCAAAAGCCTTTCTTGGCAAAAACTGAAAAGTCTGTGGAAGAGATCCTTAGTTACATCAAAGCAATGGTTGTTTCTACCGATTTTCCTCCGGAGGTTTTTTCCCATTTGACTCAGGAACACCTTGAGCAAATCAACGCATACATTGAGTCATCCCAAACCGCAACGACGTTTAGGGCCACCAAACAACCGCCTGGTCCGACCGAAACAGTTACGTCGGAGCTGATCTATTACTGGATGACCATGTTTAACATTCCGTTCTCGTGCGAGACTTGGAATCTGAATAGACTATTCACAC